GTGAAAAGTACATGTTTGAACAATAAACCCTGTCCTCTTTACACCTAGACGTCGTTCTGCAGCCTTACTTGGCTTCACCTGACGTCTCTCTATGGACGGCCATTCCGTTACAAAGTGACGATATTTAATCTTTAAATCTTTAAATGATTTTATTGGAGTGTCCATGTAAAGATAGATTGGATTATATCGATGCAAACAGTAATAATCATCTGGGATTTCTTTTTCTGAACGTCGATACTCACTGGTCACATCGATAATATGTCCAATAGTATTCTTTCTAACAACCTTACTTAAATTATAAACAACATGTTTAAGATAAAAGATGGGATTTGGTGGTATCTGACTGTCTTTGACGTCAGGAGTATGAATGTCTTTGACGTCAGGAGTATGAATGTCTTTGACGTCAGGAGTATGAATGTCTTTGACGTCAGGAGTATGAATGTCTTTGACGTCAGGAGTCTGACTGTCTTTGACGTCAGGGAAAATAACACCCCAATATCTTACAGGTCCATTAACAGCAGCTTGAAGATATTTAAAAGAATTTCCAATTCCAACATTATTCTTTATAGATTCAATAGAAACAGGTCCAAAGAACTTCTTTCCTTTGAGTTCAGGATATTGGCACGGCTTCGACTGACGTCTCTCAGCACCAGAAGCTCCTGCAAAAACACCTATATGGAAATCTTTAGTTTTTCCAAAATCATTGCTGTTACATAGATCGTATTCACACATATTATTTAATGCTGTACAATCATTGTCATAAAAGATGTAATCATTAAGAGGGCTTGGATCAAGTACCCACCATTTCTTGTTTGCATACACTTCAGTCCAAACATGGAAATTCCAACTCTTACCTGCTTTAGTTAAATAATTTAAACAAAGAAGATCTTCTTCTGAACACGGAGGAGTAATATATCTTGAATCATTGTACAAATAACCTTTTGTCTTCACAATATCTCCTTCGAGAATGTTGTGTTCAAATTCGGGTGTTTTAAAGAATAATTCTTCGGTACTGCGAATGTACTTTGAAATGTTAATGTCTTTAAGTTCTGGTCCAGATGCTATTAAGTAATCAATAGAAGTATTTGGAACGTCTGCAATGTGTGATCCAATTATATGATCAGAAGCTTTTGTCTTTATTGCTGGATCGAAAAGATCAACACCTCCAAGATTGTGAAGGTCTATATGGCAATTATGAATTTTAGTTGTTCTTGCACGAATTCCAAGAAAACGTAACATACCAGTAAGAAGTTCTCCAAAAATCCAACATTGAGCATACTTAACTGGTTTTTTCACTTGACTTAAGTATTTCCTAAAGATCATACCTGAATCCTTCCAATATGAAGGACATTGATCTGGTTTGTAGTCTTTGATATCCCAATTTCCTTCAATTATTCCAAACTTTGAGTTATTAGAATCAAGATTTGCAGCGATGAATGTAGCAACATACAATGGATTCTTTCGTTTATTGGTGTCCACAATTTTATTTACTATTCCCATAGTTACAGTTGCTGTACTGGTGTATTCCAAACAATAATCCCATCCAAGAGTGAAAGCAGGGTTATCGGATCTGAATTCGGCGTACTTTTCAGGGAGACTAAAGACAACATCTGTTATTGTTTTAGTTTCTTTAACATAGTAACGTCCAATAAATGGATGTTTATCTGATACTTGAACAAGTTTATATTTGAAGAAATTAGATCCTAAAGGTTTTGGAACTTGGACCATCGTCTTTTCCAAATTAATAAACTTATAATCTACTCCTGGGATAAACTTTGGATCATCAAGAATACCTGGGATGAATATATCGTTAATTATTTTGTTACCGCAAAGCATTAATTTTAGTTTCGTTGGTAATGCTAAGTAATTGTATGTACCATTCTATGTAAAGTACAATTGAAAACAGAAGTGTTCAATTGACTAAAACAAAATGTTCAACGATCAGCTATTAGTTACCGGACTTAAAGAAAAATCTATCGACAAAGTTAAGAAAGCTATCACGCTCGGCGTTGATATTAATAATTGTTTAGTCGAATCTCGTGACGGTCCAAGACGACCTGTTGCTTATGCGGCTTACAAAGGTCTTACAAATATCCTTCAAGTCTTGTTAAACAACGGAGGAGACGTTAATCAACTTGACTTCTATGGAGGAACAGCTCTTCATGATGCAATTTGGGCCAATAGACTTACTTACGTCTTAGTTTTGTGTGAAGCCGGAGCAAATGTAAATTCGCCCGATGTTTTTGGTAGATCACCACTTTCATTAGCTATGACTCGAAATAGTCCCCGATCGTTCAGAATTCTTCAAGCATTTGGTGCTAAGTTTGTTCCATTAGAAGTTTTAATATTGTTGATGGGATCTGATCCATCAGAAAGAGAATACAAATTTAATTAAATCAGGTGATGAAATAAAATTATAAGAACAAAAAAATTGTTCTAACGAATACAATAAGCTTTACCACTAACTAACCAAATTGGTTAGTCTCTATTGATCTTTAAAAATAACAAATGTAGTTTAAAAACAAGATAATGAGTGGAATTCCTCAACCCCTTCCTAAACATTTAGAAGAGCTTCTTTTCACCATGGACTTCATTGGGGCTCTTCCTAAAAGCCACAAGATGTGCATTAAAGATCATTACTATGTTCACAAAGATTCATACACAGGTGCTGCCTGGAGATGGATAGCAGGAGAGTCACAAATTCATACTTGTACATTAATTAAAGACACTGTTGATTCTTTCGCTTATGCCATTGTAACATATCATACTCAACGAAAGATTTATGATATCTTAATGACAAAGGGACTTAAGTTTAGACAAGGCATCGTTAATCTGATTGGAACTTACTCAGATGTCCCGGAAGCTGTTTCACATTTACGAACAGCACTTGATGTTCTTGATCTGAAGCTTCCTGACGATGTTAAGCGTCTTCATGGAATCTTACAACCTTCAGGTGTTGTTGGTAGTCTCACCGATGAAACTCTTCCTGGTTTGGAAGATGTTACACCACGACAAGATGATTATTCACCTGTTCGAACCTCTTGAATTATTAACTTGACGAAGCTGGTATTGATGAAGTTATTAACTTCATCTAATTCTAGTATACTTCGACTTCGTACTTACTTCCGAACAGGAATCAAATCCAAAACTCTTAATACTCGCTTAATGTAACTCAACGAGGGTGCAATAGTTCTTACATGTTCAAATTTCCTAGATAGCTGATTGGCTTCAACACCGGTTAACCAAACAGAAATCTTGAGTTCAACGTTTTTCTTTTCCATTAATTCAAGTTCTTCAGAATCTAGTAAGTATTTATACTGATCAATATTAGAACTAGTGACAATGACGTCAATTTCAAAATCTGGGCCTGTTTGATCAACAAAACGAGTAATCATCTCCCACTCTGTCTTATAATCGTACATCATTGCAATCGCATACCTCTTGACAGCTTTCCAAGCTGCTGGGAACAATGGCTGACAAATATGATGAATACCAATTGGAATAATATGATCTTCTTGATCCAACGTACTTGACCGTGTGGATTCATTGAGTCGATGACCAAAGTTATTACTCTTAATACACTTAATCATTGATTGTGCACCAAGAACAATAGCATAGTCTACATTCTCTGTTGGGACACCATAGTCTTCAATAGGAAGACGTTCAGTTGAACAAAGGACTCGTCGATCAAAATAAAAGACAGAATCTTCGGGGATCATAAATTCTGCCGGTAGAAGTCTTTGCGACAAGAAGATTGTTGTAATGATATCAGAGAAATTTTCGATCCCTTCAAGTGAAACTCCAACCTCGTGAGTTATTGGATCTGTAGATTCCTCAAGAAGTTTACGGAGGACGGTACTAATTTGGTAGAAATGAACATTAGAATACTTGCCACGTTCTCCGAAAGATTCAGGGATACGGTCGGCAATCACTACTCCGTTATTAGAATACAAAGAAAGATTGAGTCCCAACAAAATATCTTCAGCAATCTTCCTTGATATTTCCTTGTTTTGAGGCCAGACATCACTTAAGTTCCTTGAAGAAATAAATGAAAGTTTATAAAGTTGTGCGATGTTCTCAGAATACCAGACACCAATTTCAATCAGGGCTTTCGAAGAGTCTTCATCAATCTGAGGAACACGAACAAAGTCGATTTCATTGGGAATTCCACCATACAAACGCTCGATTGAATCTTGATCAAGATTGGAGAAAATAATATCAACATCATGTAGAGCCTTACGGAAACTCTTTGGGCCTTGTGTTTGCGTTGGATTGGTTGCTTTACAGAATTCTTCTTTGGTCAAGAAGTAATGATGTGATTGATGATTCTTTGCTTGTCTTGATGTCAACCAAGAACCATCTGATTCAAAACAATTGTAAAATCTCTTCTGGTTCATAACGATATGAGTCGTGTAATTGTCCGGAAGAACGTTAACTGACTTGAAGAATTGTTCATCAACTGAAAAAGAATCGGCTCCCAATGGCATTGTCGAATCCTTTACAACAAAGCGACGAGAACGCTCGTCATATGCAACAGAAGTTGTTTGGAATTGAGAAGAAAGCATCTTCATAATATCGTCGTCAGTTTCATCGATATAGTGATGTGGATCAATGATAATCCATCGGCTAGATGTATGAACGAAAGTTTTCCGATCATCCTTTTCAACTCCACGAGTGAAAATTCTGATCTCATTACGCTCTGGTACCTGAAAGTACCGATATGGAATGTAGTCACCGTGACAAGTAGATGTAACCATGTCTTTTGGCATTATACAAACTTATTGAGCGTCGTTTCAAAATGTCTTAGACAAGCTTTAATTATCACAATTTTCCATTTATTGCAATAGAATCTTCAAACAGAGAAGCTAAAATGATAATACAATAATGATCTGATTTTTATGGTAATCTGATAGATTCAAAAAACATTCAACTCAAAGCAAAGATGGCTGTTAGTTATCTTGTTTATCGTACATGTCTTCAATTGGCCGCCCATCGAGGTTATTCTGATGCCGTAATTAAGCTTGAAGACATGAAGTCGGTAACCTCTCAAGATGACTTTGATTCAATGATGGAAAATGTTGAAGATGATGGTTGGAACTTTTCTGAATTCTCTTCTGATATTCCTTACCGATATTCAAAATCATTCAGTCTGACTCATCCAACTCAGCCTCGTAGATTAATGGTTTTGTTTGAAGGAAGTAAGAAGAGTTCTATTGTTCTTTTGTCACTTCTTATTCGAGCTTATTTCCAACATTCCGAGAAGTTTACCCTAGAGATTGTTTATGTTCATCAAACCAATTTTACTCCAAAAGCAAAAGAAGAGTTTGCAACGATTGGACAACTTGTTAATATCCAAGGATATGTTGATATCGATCTGATTAAGAATCCTGGTGAACATATTATGGGTGCACTTCGTTATGAGAAGATGACAGACGAAGAAGTAGCAAAGTTTCTTTCAGAATTATATCTTGTTCCAAAGTTGTGTCTTAAGATTTACGACACAGATGCTCCAATAAAGTATGCTGGATACAAGAAGGGTGATCTTCTTCGGGTAATTAGAACACCAAATATTGAAGGATGTCCGGCAAGGGAGATGCCTTCTTACAGACTTGTTGTTGAACGAGGATAAAACTTGTCCCGAGAATTGAATTATTACATCCATTGGATGTGATTCTGAAATGTTACCAAGCGACTTCCTTCTAATTCTAATTGCCTTCTTAATTGTTTTGGCAACTCCTCCGGTCTTAGCTTTAAAATTTGTTTCCGAAATCTTTGAATCTATTCTGGATATATTTAGAACAATGCTTCGGTCTCTTTTACTGTTTCATGTCTCATTTAATAGAGTTAGACGTGAAGCTCGGGGTCAAGTAGTCAGATAGTATTGAATTATTATTTCTATCAAGTTGGTGGTTGTGTTAGGGATCAAATCATGTTCCCTGGAAAGAAACCTTCTGACGTCGATTTTGCCGTTGAAGCGGATTCTTACGAGTCAATGAGACAACGAGTTATCGAGTTGGGTTACACAATACTTTTCGAAAGACCCGATTTCTTGTCAAGCATCCATTGATTCTTGAACAAGTGTTACGAGATGGTATCTTTCTAATTCCAACAACTAGAAGAAAGTGAGGGAATATTGTTTGAATCAAACAAGCTTACAAATTGTAAACTTACAATTTGTAAGCTTGAAACCAAAGACTTTGAAACTAAAAACTAACAGAAACAACAAAAGAAAAGATGGCTGTCCAAGAATTTGTTTACCCTGAAGACATCAGTATTCCTGATGATTTCCCAGAGAAAGATTATGCAAAGTCAAAAGTCAAACCAACTATTGAGCAAACCGGCAAGTTTGGTCAGTTAAAGCTCTTTGTAACTGAACTGTTCTTTCTTTGTAACTATTGGGATCCTGTTAAGATTCCCAATTTGACAGTTCTTTATATTGGAGCAGGTCCAGGACATCATCTTGTTACATTAACAAAGATGTTTCCAACAGTTACATGGGAACTTTATGACCTCCAAACATTCGCACCCGGACTTGAAAGCCAACAAAATGTTAAACTCTTTGAAAGATACTTTGAAGACTCGGATATCCCTCGTTATGCTGGACGTACTGATGTATTTTTAATCTGTGACATTCGGAACTTAACTTATAAACAAGGAGATGTTAAATGGTCTTGGGCTAATGAGAAGAAAGTAATTGAAGATATGCAACTTCAAGAGTCTTGGGTTCTTAATATGAAGCCAATCTTTAGTTCGTTGAAGTTTAGACTTCCATATGCAGAGAAGGAAGTTATTGAAAATTTAGGAAACACTTGGAAATATCTTGATGGAACTGTTTACATTCAGCCATGGGTTGGTGAAACATCTTCTGAAACAAGACTTATTGTGGACGGCGCGAATCTTAAGATTCGCGCGTGGTATTTTCCTAAGTTTGAGAAGCAAATGTTCTATCACAACAAAATTCGAAGACTTCAACGGTATAAGTCTAATTACATTGTAAATTACGATTCTCGAACGACCAGTCTGTCCAGTCAGGCTGATAAAGTTCGTAAGAGTCCTAAACAAACTACAGATTTTGTGTTAAGTGATTATTATGATTCAGTTGTTACAATGGAAACACTTGCTCATTATCTTCGACGAACTTATGGTCCAAGTAAATCCAAAAATCCGGAGCTTCTTGAAAGATTAGTTAAGAGTTTGATTCTTCCAATCACAAACATTGATGACTCCGAAGAACAAGACTAGTATCTTTTCTAATGATTCTATTAGTCCTTGTTATTGTAATGATTCTAATAGAATCATTAATTGAACGACAAAGAAATATATTAGTTACTTGGAAAAAATAAATGTCTGCAACGAAGTCAGTGACAAAAACTGCGCCGGTTCCATGTGTTGGAAAGATTATGGTCGATACTCCTGAAGTGAGTGTGATTGACCGAAATTATCATGTCTTTGTCGACACAACCGACCCATTAGCGGCCGAAGGTTTCTTTTCTTCAAAGTATAATCCAACAGCAAATGATGGTAAAGATGACAAACTTGAGAAGATTTGTCCAGGACTAATGCAAAATAGAGACCCTAGCCTTAGCGAGTTTAGATTCTTAATACAGGTTCCAAAGGATGCAACTTACAAACTTAAGAAGCTTGGAGAAGTCATAGGTTATGATATTACACCTGTTCAGAAGATTACTGCAGGAACAGATACACGAAAAGTGGTTTTTGAGAATGACAACATTGTTATTCTGGACTACTCAGAGAAGTCAATTGCTGTCTTTATTAACAATGACCCAAGCAACGATTATGCTGCTACAATGGAAAAGCATTCAGCATTAATGAATAATGTTCTTACTTACCGTGATGGTAAACGAAGACAAGGTTATGTAATGTCAAAGGCAAGTAAGAAGTACGATGCCTTTATGGAAGACTTAACAACTATGCGAGAAGCTCCAAAGACTGATACCATTCCCGATGAAGATGGAGTAGAAAACTTACCAACAAAAGATGGAAAACGTCAGATTCTGATTTGGGGTGATGCCGATTTCATTGATGACGCTCTTAAGGATCTCGGAAACGACTTTGATGTAGTCGATGAAATTGATTTTCCCAATGATCGTAAGCGTATCGTTGTTGAACTTGACGACTAAACTAATTTTGTTGATAGAATTTAGTAATGATTGTTATTAACAATCATTTCATGAATACCACTTTTCTCTTTCGACATCGATAAGTTTTCTCTTAATTAGCATAGCAATTGCCTTAACATCACTGCCCCAAATATCTCCATTTGCAACACTTTCAATAAAATCAGTGTAAATAGTGTCTTCTACCATATGCATCAATTCGGTATCATCTGATTCCAAAACCCATTCAATCTTTGCATTAAGATCTGTCGATTTTTGAATTTCTTCGAAACTGAGACTTGCCATACTTTTGTTTTGAAGAAAAATAATTTACAAGCAGTCAATGATATTAAACGTAGTCAATTTGTCTATAATAAACATCCGAATCTGTTGACTCAACAATTGGAGAATTTTCGGCAAGGATCTTTACTTGATGATTGGAATAATCATAAATAAACCCTTTACACTTTAGAATCTTACAGTATTCGATAGCATCGAATACACTACCTGCTGAAGAAACATATGGAACACTTCCATCGGCAACACTTGAAGTCATTACTGTCCCTGTTTTGTTTGGTTTAACACCAAAATCAGCTCTGATTGTTGGAAGATTGTTCACACTTACTCGAGTAATTCTGTTGATGACAAAAATTACTACACTAGCAATTAAGCATCCAATTCCAACAAAGGCAAGAAGGAAGCAGAAAACTTGAAAAAATCGGGAATCAATAATTCTTTTGGATCTGTCTTCTCTAAGAAGGTCTTCTAAATCCATATTTTAAGAATCGAAGAACTTACTTCTATTCAAGTTCTGAACTCTGCGTACTTTAGTTCCGGGACACGTCGTACTTTAGTTCCAAGACGCGTCCACTGTTAGTTTCAAGACAGAGCAATAGCAATTCCTATTGCAATGATACAAGTAATAACTGCCACAACCATAAAGATATACCATAATGGTCTTGGAACGTTTAAGAACCTGCTCTCTGACGCTGAAGAAACTCCATCTTCCGTAATGGGAAAGAGTTGAGTTTTGCAATCAACATTTCTAATTATTCCCGTAGCTGGATCTCGAACAACACAAAGGCTGTTAGCAGAATCACAAACAGAATCAAACTGAGCAGCGTTAGCGAATCCAAGACGTTTAATCTGATCTGGGAGGGTTGAATCAATGACACATCGACACGGTGATGTGCTTGTGCATCCTGAACACTTTTGTTTAAGATTAAATGTTCCATCAAATTCTGTTCCATTAGCAAGCAAGTTAACATCAGTTATAACACAAATATTACGACTATCACAAACAATGGGAGGATATGGATCAACCTTTGAACGCAAGGAAGCAACATATTTCGGCTGGTCACAGAGACTGTCACATTGTTTAGAGATTGCTCCATCAGGTGCTTGGAAGTCAGGTGCAAAACATCCACAAAGTCTTGTGTACGGAAGATTATTACTGATTTGCTCCCGAGAGCAGCCATTACAAAGTTTAGTCAACACGTCAGTACAAATTCCTTCAATGCCATCAATTACACGAGAGCTGCATAGATCAGCAATGACTGTTTGGATGGGATGATACCCAAGTTGACCTGGAAACACTGGTGTTGGGCCGTTTGGTAAACCAGTGTAGTACCTTGAAAGTAAAATCCATGATGCAATTTGTAAGTTCAAGTAATGGTTATGATTTATTACGTCAGTAATCACACCAAGACCATCATCATACAAGTAGTCTCTAATCAAACTTGGACAAACCCCTGAGGCCCAAAAGTCTACTGTGATATCTTTGTCGTTGTCTGAACCAAAACATCTTTGGATTGCCGGGGAAAGATCAGACGGGTACGCTGTGAAAGCAGCCGATATGTCTTGGGTGAAACATGCCATCTATTTCCGTTTTAATTCTATCAAAATTGGCCTACATTACCTGAAACGTTTGTTATAAAGAGCAATAAAAACATTGATGACAACCGCATCAACAATTACTCCATATTCTAACTACTCATTGCTCGACTATTTAAGGCAAATACAATCAACTCAGGGTCCTCAAGGTATTCAGGGTGTTGCCGGGCGTAATGGTAAGCGAGGAAAAAGAGGTCTTCGAGGTCCATCTGGCGGTGATCCAGGGAGAGATGGAAGTACCATTTTGTACGGGGCGGCTGCACCGCTATCTACTGAAGGAAATATTAATGACTCCTATATCAACACAACAACGAATGAATTCTTTGGACCAAAAGGATCAGACGGATGGCCTGCTCCAATTTCAATCGTTGGTCCGCAAGGTTCTCCGGGACCTCAAGGTCCTAATGGTACTTTGGTTAGATACGGTGCAAGTGACCCAATTTCAAGTACTGGGAATGATGGTGATTTCTACATTAACACAACTTCTTCAATTCTTTTTGGTCCCAAAGGAGTTCCTACACCAGAACAATGGCCCGTCGGTATCTCATTAGTTGGTGCGCCAGGACAAAGTCTTTTGAATGGCAGTGGTCCACCCTCGTCAAGCACAGGGAATGACAACGATTTGTATATTGACTATACTAATAGTACCTTCTACGGACCCAAAACAAGTGGGAACTGGGGTTCGGGGTCGTCAATGATTGGACCGGCAGGTCAAGACGGTACTAAGATTTGGTCTGACACACAAGATCTAGATAATTCTATAGGAGTTGATGGTGATTTTTTCATGAACACTGCTTCTCGTACCTTCTTCGGTCCAAAAGAGAATGGTATGTGGCCTCCAGGATTTTCAATGGAAGGATCACAGGGTCCTCAAGGGATTCAAGGTCCGGCTGGGACTGATGGACAAGACGGGAAAACTGTTATGAATGGTACTGCTTCTTCTCTTGATAACTCTATAGGAACTGATGGAGATTTCTTCTATGCAACAGACACGTATGTTCTTTATGGTCCTAAGGATAGTGGAGTGTGGCCTTCAAGTGGTTTAAGTCTTATTGGTCCAACGGGATCTTCAGTTAGGAGCGGAACTGTTGATCCAACTAACTCTGATTTCTTTACTGGCGACTTCTATCTAAACACTACAACAATGACAATCTTTGGTCCCAAAGCTTCTTCAGGAGTTAATCAATGGGGAACAGGTGTGAGCTTGAAGGGTCCACAAGGTGATCCGGGACCTACAGGGAATATGCTTCGAAGTGGAACAATTGATCCTGCTCCTGGGACCGGTAATGATGGAGATTTTTACATTAACACTTCAACTTACATAATTTATGGACCTAAAGGCTCTCCCACCTTAGGACAGTGGTCTTCAATTGGAATTTCTCTTGTGGGTCCACAAGGACCTGCTGGACAAGACGGTGCTGCTGGCCCGGGTCTGGTACCAGTTTGTTAGGACCAGCAGGAACCGATGGAAAGACAATCAGGAATGGAACAGTTTCACCTAACGGTACAGTGACTGGATCGGTTGGTGATTTCTACATCGATACAGCAATTTGGACAATTTATGGTCCCAAAACGTCTCTCACTTCGACAACTTGGCCCACTTCAGGGACAAGCTTGATTGGACCCCAGGGAGCCCAAGGTATTCCAGGTACAGATGGAAAGACAATTAGACATGGATCTGGAGCTCCTAATGGAATTGTGTCTGGTGTAGTTGGCGATTTCTACTTAGATACTGAAACTTATATTCTTTATGGACCAAAGATTTCTGCTACTGCAACAACTTGGCCAACATCAGGGACTCTTCTAATTGGAGCAACGGGAGCTGACGGTGCTGATGGGAAGACAATTCAGAATAGAACGGGTACTCCTAATGGAGTTGTATCTGGTGCTGTCGGAGACTTCTATCTTAATACTTCAACCTACATTCTTTATGGCCCCAAAACTTCTTCATCGTCAACAACTTGGCCCACTTCTGGTACACTTCTTATTGGCGCAGTAGGTGCTGATGGGAAGACAATCAGGAATGGAACTGGTGCACCCAATGGAACTGTGACCGGGTCAGTTGGAGATTTCTATATCGATACAGCAACATGGACTATTTACGGACCAAAGGTTTCTTCAACCTCAACTGTTTGGCCTATTTCAGGGACAAGCTTGATTGGACCTCAAGGAAATACTGGAGCCAGTGGAACCGATGGGAAGACAATCAGGAATGGAACTGGTGCACCCAATGGAACTGTGACTGGGTCAGTTGGAGATTTCTATTTGGATACTGTCACTCACATTCTTTATGGACCTAAAGTTTCTGCTACTGCAACAACTTGGCCAACAAGCGGAACTTCTTTGGTTGGAGCAACTGGTGCTGCAGGAACGAATGGTAACACAGTTCTTAATGGAACAGTTAACCCAAACGGAAATGTAACTGGAGCTGTTGGTGACTTCTATTTGAACACATCAACTTCGATACTTTTCGGACCAAAGGTTTCCGCAACTGCAACAACTTGGCCTACTTCAGGAGTTACTTTAGTAGGAACAAATGGAACTAATGGGACCAATGGTAACACCATTCTTAACGGAACTGTCGCCCCTACAAGTCAAGGAGTCAATGGAGATTTCTATATCAATACAACGACATCCACACTTTATGGTCCAAAGGCTGCAGGAAGTTGGCCTACAGGAGTTTCACTTATTGGTCCAACGGGCCCAACACTTGATCGTTCAAAGACATTTACCTACACAACTAACTCTAGTGTTGCTTCGGGTCAGTTCAATATGACTTCGGCAGTACTTGGTCCATACACAGCATATACAATAATGGTTTCATATACAGATTCTCGTGGAAACAATGTTGCTAATTACTTGATGAGTCTTAATGGAAAAGAATTTTCACTAACTAGAGATGATGAAACGCAACAGATAGTTTATAGTGTAGTTGATGCCGTTGACAACACAACATTTATTACTTTCACTTGTTACCCAGCAAGAAAATATACATCAACAACAGCAATCCCACCAGTAACTACACTTGTTGCAGCAGGTTATGGTACGCAAAGCTTTACCAATGCAACAAAGTGGGTCTTTGCTAGATTCATGTTCTCCAGATTCTATGAATTTAGTTTCTATGATGCGGTTGTAGTTACGAGCATGTCTACTTCAAGGTGGGCACCAATGGTAAAACCTCTTGCTTCTGGGTCTAGCAGCTCTAAGATCACAACTCTTACCAATTCAACAGAAATTTGGTCAATGGAATATATTACGCTTGGACTTTCAGGAGATCGTTTTACCGATACAGCTGTAACTGTTTATAGAGGTAATACAGATTTCTATTCTTGGGCTACATCATATACAGTTAAAGGTATTCCTGTCCTTTTGAATACAGAATGCACTATTCAAGTTCGTATTTGGGAAGAAGCACCCACGGGGTATAGCTCTGGGGTTCCGACATATGTCAGCTCCACGGGAACAGCGATTGGAAGTATTGGTGCTGGCATTTCAAATACACGAAGTACTAAGTTGTTGAACGACAATTTTACTAATGTTAGCTTTGGCAGAATTGCTTTGTTTAAGAAAGATCATCGATACACTTTCAGATTTTTGACTACAAATGGTGCAATTAATATAATCATTGATGAAGGAACGATTTGGATTACAAGTTTGTTCAATGGGTCTTAAGATTTTGTTTTTTTGATGAATTAACCAAATTGGTTAATTCTTAATTCCCAATTATAGTAAGGTAAATTTTATTTGAAACTTAACGTCTCAAAGGTTATGATCAAAAAGTTTTTTTGATCATAAAAACTGTGATACCTTGAGATTTAAATGAAACTTGACGAATTTACTACACTTATACCAGACAAAGAATCTGGTTATGTATTTCAATCGAACAAAGTTTATTTAGTACATGATATATCATTCGACCACGATGAATATTTGTTTTATTCATCAACTCGGTTTAAAACTTGGTTTCCTATGAAATGGAGTTTGGCAGATGTGATATCTGATTCGGGGAATATTTCTACTCATGTGTATATTGAATGGAATTCTAGAATCAAATTGTTAAATCCATCAAGATTAGATTATGTGAAGTCACACCCTGAAATTAGAACTGTTAAAGTTGCAAGCCATAATAAGAATATCTTTGGATTTCATCATCAAATAAGTAAGAAAGTCACAACTAATATAGAATTTGAAGGAGAAGAGAAAAGCTTTAAAAATTTTAAGTCAACACATGGTGATGAGCAAGAATGTTCTTCAAGTATTGATAGTGAAGAAATTAATATTGATCAGATAGAACGTCGTTCAATTAGCGAATCTAAATATTCAGTAAGAACACGTGCTTCAGTTCTATCTTCTCGTACTTACTTTAAACCAGTATTGATTAAACCAAATCCACCTGAGTTAACTTTACCTAAGCCACTTTCGAATATTTTAACTCCTCATATACCTGATTCAGATACTATTCATTGGTATGTTTGTAATGATGTTCCTAAAATTCGTGAAACAATTTCTTATTTCAATAATTATATCGACGGAACATTTAATCCTGAAATTGGTTCATATTTTAGAATGGCAACAATGGCCGAAAATCATGCAAGACGAGAAGGTGCATCTTTCAAGAATATCTTCATCGAAATCCTCGAAATTGATGATGTTCCTAAGGACTTTATGTCAACTCTTTCAAAATTTAAATCTGGAAGAATCCTTGGTGGAAAGAGAGGAGAAGTTGTTGAATATGGCCATGTTAATATCTTTATTATTACACCACATTTACCTGAATGTGACTATTTGGGTAAATATCATTTGAAAATTGTAATGCATATAGAAGATTTAGCAGTTACACCTCTTATATCATCACCATATATCGAGTCTAGACTCAGAGATAATAAACTTAGAATGTATATTGATCTCGACAAATTATATAAACATCATAAATCATAATGATTTATTAAAAATGTTAATATTGCCGACAAATTTTTCAAATGTTTGAAAACAAAATTTATTGAAAATCCAAAGACCGTCTCACATTAATCTTTTATGTTTACTTGTGCTTTTTGAACAAAGTGAGAACTGAGAATTGAGATGTTTAACAAAAATGAAAATTTTATCAACTATAGACTCGAATATTTTTTTTCATTGAAATTTCAATGAATTTAAAATTAACAATAGTGAGACGTTTAGAAAATCGAGGATTAAATCGGGTAAGTTTCATATATCTTTGTAATTTTCACAAACGTCTCACTATTGATCACATCTTTTAATTGGGATTTATCATTATAATAACATTAGTCGAAAATATGTTATGATTTTTAAAAACATCTCAATTCTCAGTTCTCACTTTGTTCAAAAAGCACAAGTAAACATAAAAGATTAATGTGAGACGGTCTTTGG